CATTGCTTTGACCCAGCCATCTGAATTATCTTGCCATCTTTTATCGTTAGTCATTTTTAGAATCCAAATATTCTCTTAAGTTCCCATGTAAGGTAATCATCATTGCTGTCTTGTGATCATAAACTCTAATGAAAGGTTCTCCTTTCTTCCCTCTTACTTTATGAACACCTAAATAATAAGGGCATGTAATTTTTTTAATGATTTCTTGTACAAAGGCTTCTGGAGCAATGATTCTTTTTTTGTGCATTGTTTTAGGTTTGAGACCTAATTCAAAATCATAGTATTCGATCTTTGCTAAGTCAAATAGTTGTAAGCCGTCTTCACTAAGTCTTAATCCTTGTCCACCTCGGCCAGTTAACCACATTTTAAATATAGTATCATCTAATGAACTTGTTGGAAGATATCCATCTGGGATTTCTGTTAAGATGGCTAATGTGATTTCTTTTTTAGTCTTAGGAAATTTCATCCGGATATACTGTGCGTCCGGTGCTTAGGAATACGACAGTAAACATGTCAGTTTTGAATTGAGCATTTAATTTACGACACAAATTTCTTGCATGACCTGGATTAGAAAAACTTGTCTTCTTATATTTGGGTGCGGCATCACTTGTTAAGTAATGTGAAGACTTTAAATTAATAGGTTGATCATCATAGTAAACTGCCCAGATGCCAGACGCCTCAATGATTTGATCACACTTGTATGTTTCTTTATCTACATACTCTAGGATAACATGTGGCTGGCTTCTACTCACTTGAAGTTTCCGCCTTTAACCTGTACATCGATTGTTTCTTCATTATCTTTTTCCTTTTTCAACTCATGCAAATCTGCTAACAACATTACCAACTCGTCTCTAAGACCTCTGGCATTATCAATAGTGAGAACAACGTTTGTACTTGATTTACTTTCTCCTAGTGATACTTTGTTCACAAAATCTTTGATGTGTAACATAATATGCTTATATATTTATCAGATTTTTTGCTTCTTCTTTAGTTTTGAACGGCCCTTTATACGGATATCTTTGAATAAAGATGTATTTTGGGCAAAAAATGACTTGTTCTATACCATTATGTTCAACAACAAAGTAGCCAGCAGAATGAAAACACTTAGATTTTTTAGTCTTAGTAAAGACATGCAAACTACGTGCCACATCATAAACAGAGTTATATGTTCTTGCAGTAGTTGGAAACTCAGGATAGGGTGTCTCTACTTGTTTCTTAGATTCTTTGGGAGCAACAAATTTTATTTTTGTATTCTTTTGAATCTTTTTAATAGACTCAAATTCAAACACTTCATCTTGTAGAGTAACGTTAAACGTTCCTACATTGTTTGCAAATACATTGCCTACTTTTCTTTCGCCGTCTTTTAAAATCCAAAACTCATCATCTTTGATGGGCTTTGCAGTTAGTTCTACATCTAATATCATTTTTTCTCCATTAAGTTCGTAAACATATATGTTATTTGTTTTTACCATTATCCTACCTTTAATTTCCCTTCATAGGGTGTGTTCAACCATTTAGAATAAACATCTGCTTGATCACTAATTCTGTTAAGTTCATACTTACCGCAGAACCTCATAAAGTGTACACCTACTTGTGCAACGTTTTCTTTAGTTAAACTTGACTTGATAATATCATCAGTCGCATTTCTAAATGCAATGGGTTGTGCTGTAAGATCGATTAGTGTACGATTNCGTTCATAATCATCACGTACCCTATGCTCAACATCATTGTGATCAGTCCAACGTTGTAACATGATGTTGTTCCAGTTGAATCCACCTTTATCTTTATCAGCAAATGCTTCTAATAGACCTGTCTTGTTTTTAGTACCCTTCTTACGTACACCTGGATATGCACTAAACACATTGTCACTAGTGTCACCACGCATACATTTCTCAAACAATAGATACTGAGGGTCTTCTAATGTCTTATGCTCCTGAGTCTTTTTATCAATGACTGGTCTGCCTCTATCATCAAAGTAACCATCAATAGTAATTAACTGCTTACTAACACCATTATACATATGAACAGACTCTGATAGCAACTGTAGATAGTCAGTATCAGTAGAGATAATGATATGTTCATCGTCAGGGTGTAGTGCGGCAAAACGTGCAATACAATCATCAGCCTCAGCATTCGGATCACGTAAGACTGTTACGTTAGTTTTTTCAGATAAGAATGTAGTCAATGCTTGATAAGTCTCCCAAAACATTTCACTTTCTTCAATCTCTGCTTCAGTCAAATCTTGTTCTTGTACTTTACGATTTGCTTTGTATGGAGTATAAAACTCTTTACGCCATGAACGACCTTCTAAACAGAAGACCACATGGTCAACACCGTAGTTACGAACTGCTTGATTAACTGATCCTAAAGTCAGATGCAATGCCATACCTATTTTTTCCCATGTATCTGCGTTGCGTGATGCAACATGCTTTGCACGGAAAAAGGCATTCATTGTGTCTATAAGGGCATACTTCATATGAGTCTCTTATTTATCATTTAATATAATACTATTATACGCAATATATACGCATATTGCAAGCCTTTATGGGTAAAAAGGGTAAATTAAATTATTGGGGGTGGGGGAGGGTTGTAGGACTTGACTGCATCGTCAAGTGTTTTTTCAGGTTCTACAAAGCCTTCTGCTTGTGCAACTTCTTTATTATCAAAGAATTTATGCATTTCTTCTATTAAAAATGTTCTGTTTTCCTGTACAGATAAGTCAAGTCTACGTTCATTAATAAGAGTAGTTTGATGTGACTTCCATGCATCAAAGGCTTTTTGAGATACAGTTTCTAATAACTCTCTACCTGCAGGACCAGGTAAAGGTGGAAACGACATTGCTGGTAGTTCCTCTTGATATTTTTTACAGAATACTACTTTTTCCATTAGTCGATCATCCAAAACATCCAAATAATCATAGGGTATAATCCCCATAGTAGATACTCTACTCTTTTAAATTGTTTTTGACCTTTTTCACTTATATCATACATATTAACTTACCTCTGATCTTCCGTCGCCTAAATCTGTACTAGTAACAACTCTCATGTCTGCACCAGTAATTGGATCCTTATCTTTTCTATTATAAGGATCTGCTTGTTCTTGTTCATAAACTTCTAATGCGATGTTACGACAAACTTGTTGAAACCATCTGTCAACGATTTCTTCATCGTTATCATCATCTTTTTCTTTGTATCCTGCTTTGATTAGATTCAATACGAACTTGTCGTTCCAATCCATTTCAAATGCACCATTATTTATATCTTCAGGATCAAGTTGCATATCTAAGATAGATACCCAAGGTTCTCCGGCCCTAGTTGCTTTTTCTTTTTCACTAAGTTTAGGTGTTGATTTCTTTTTAGGTTCGGGCTTTTTCTTACCGAACATTGCTTTTATTTTATCTAACATTTAATTCCTCTCTAAGTACTTATCGTGCAAATGGAAGGACGCAAGATTTTTTGCTTTAGACTCACACATCATATCAGCCCATGATAGATGATCAAGTGCCCAGTCATTGACTGCATTGTTCCAGTAGTAGTCAGAATGTGCCCTGAGTTTTTGTTTCTTGTGTCCTGACTCTAGTAGTGTATCTAAGTCGGGCAGTTGATCAAGGTTGTGTCCAGTGAGATAATCCTCACGTGATACTGAGTAATGAATGACAGGACGAACACCTCGCCAAGAATCAATTATACGTTTACATCTATCATCTGTTGGTAGAATATATTCTCCTTCTTTGACCCAGTGATGGTGTATGTCCAATACGAGTGCAAGATGATCGGCGAGTTCGAGGCTTGCATCAAGTCCCCATGACATTTCATCGTTTTCGATTGTGATTGTGTTGCGTGCCTCGGGTGAGAGTCTAGGTAAGACATCGATGATACCTTGGGGACCTTTACGTCCTGAGATGTGTACGTTGATTTTGAAGTCCTGAAATGTCTTGCCATAACCCATTGCTCTTGCCATATCCACATGATACTCAAACTCCTCTATACTATTATCGACAATACGATCAGTTTCTGAAGCAAGTACAGTAAATTGACCTGGATGAAATGATAGTCTGACATTGTGTTTACGTGCAACTTCACCGATTGGCGCACATAGTTGCTCCATACGATTAATAACGTCAGCACGTTTGTAGTAATATGAGAACTCAGGATGAGTATAACCAGTCATCATATCACTAGTTAGACGTACCATACGTAATGATTGGGGCAATGTAGCAACTTTAGATACAAGATTGTATGTGTTGCCTAGATTACGTTCCATGACTTCCCACATCTTGTCTTCTGCTTTGTCAGGATTATTGCGTAACCACGTAAGTGTAGTGCCACCT